AACAGCTTAAGGCTCTGGAAAAATATAAGGCACAGAATAAAAAGAAGTTCACGAAGTCGTTTAGTAACATAAATGACTCTATTGATGCAATGATATTTGCTGCCAGACAGGAAGGCGGAACAGAACAGGAGCAGAAAATATTAAGAGCATTAAAGAAAGGGTTGAAAGCATCTAAGGTGTCGCAAGGCGCTGAGGGTGCTTTTTTCAGATTGAATACAAGGAAGCTCAATGCCCTGATTAAAGCAACGAAATCGGATTTTAATAGGGCAGAAAAAGCAATGCTTAGAATGTCGGAGGATAAATATCGACAGATAATATTTAATGCTCAGGTCTATGCGAATACAGGCGCAGGAACATATGAGAAGGCTGTGGACATGGCTACTAAGGATTTCCTTAAGGCAGGCATTAACTGTATAGAATATGCAAATGGCGCAAGGCATACCATGAAAGACTATGCCAAGATGGCAATTCAGACAGCCAACAAGCGTGCTTATCTGACCGGAGAAGGCGAAATGAGACAATCATGGGGAATTAGTACAGTTATCATGAATAAGCGTGCTAATGCCTGTCCTAAATGTCTTCCGTTTGTTGGAAAGATTCTCATAGATGATGTGTGGAGTGGAGGTAAGGCATCTGATGGTCCTTATCCACTTATGTCTTCTGCTATGGCAGCAGGGCTTTACCATCCTAACTGTAAAGATGTACATACAACATACTTCCCTGAGCTGGATGAAGAGCCTGATAGCAAGTTTTCCAAGGAAGAGCTTGAGCAGGTTAAGGAAGATTACAGGCAGGACCAGAAGCAGCAGCATGCAGGCAGAATGGTTGAGCAGTTTGACAGGCTGTCTAGGTATTCCTTAGACCCGGATAATCAGAAGATGTATGCAGCTAGGAAGGAACAATGGGAGCAACAATTATCAGATAGTCAGGAATATAGACCGATAATAAGAGGCGATAGTAAGACAATCGAGGTTAGACCAGATACAAAAGTAGATGTAAAAAAGATTAATACATATCAGGAAGATATATATGTATCAGATAATGTTGATATAAAGCCAAGAACATTACACGAGATTTATACCAATACTGTTAAGGCACTTAAAAAATGGGATATTTCAAAAGATAGGATGCCAGAGATAAGAATATTGTCAAAAGATGAATTAAAGGCATATGGAAAGTATGATGCAGTAAATAATGTTGTATATTAT